AACTTACTAGACAATTTGGAGATAGACACTTAGATGATTTTTTAACTCAAACAGAAGTAAGATTAATTACTAAAGAACTTAGAAAAGAAAAAGACAATCTTAAAATAGATAAGGTATTAAATGCATTTGAAGATGAAAAAGATAAAATATTAGGAACACTTAATACAGAAGACCCTGCATCTTTTAATAAAAGAACTGCGGCATTCCTAAGAGATTGGGCAAGTTTAGCATTTATGGGTAAAGTAATTTTTTCTGCATTAGTAGATGCGGCAAGACCTGTAATGGTAAATGGTTTTAGTAAAACATTTAAACCTATTATAGGAGATTTTACTACTAACTTAGGAGCTTTTTCTAAAGCATTAGAGCAAGTTAAATATTTTGCACCAGCTATGGAAGTAACTTTAGGTTCATCAAGAAAAAGATTTATAGAAGATGGTGGTCAAGTAGGTTTAGGTAAAGGATGGTTAAGTAAAAAATTTGATAGATTTTTAGGACAACCATTAAACAAAGCACAAGGTCCATTTTATTTTGCTAACTTACTTACTCCTTGGACACAATTATTTAAACAATGGCAAGGTGTAATATCTTCTCATAGATTAATAGAAGACAGTTTAAAGATAGCTAAAGGTTCTTTCAAAGATAAAAAAGAAGCTGACTTTATAATAACTAGATTAGCTAGTTATGGTATAGATCAAAAGACTGCAAGGTTAATTGCTGATATGCCATATGAAGAATTAGATGGTTTATTAATGCCAAATGCCAATCAATGGATTAGTAAAAATGGTGGACAACAAGCATCAAGAAAATTTAGACAAGCTTTATATGCAGATGTAAATAGAACTATTATTACTCCTACACCTACAGATCAATTAAATTTAATGCATGGTGTATTTAGAGTTAATGATGAAGCATATGCAAAACTATATGATAATAGTATGGGTAGATTTTTTGGATTTCAAAAAACTACAAGAGGTGGAAAGTTTAGTAATTCATTTATGGGATTACCATTTCAATTCTTTTCTTGGGCTATTGCCGCAAATAGAAAATTATTAATATCAGGATTACAAGGTAGAGAATTACAAGTTATGGGTGGTGTTGCCGCTATGATTAGTATGGGTATGATGGGAGATTACTTTAAGAATCCTAGATACTGGGTACAAAAACCATTAGAAGAAAAAATTATTAGAGGTGTAGAACTATCAGGTATTGCAGGTATATTTACTGATGCAAACTTTATGTTAGAAACTGTATCAGGTGGTATGTTTGATGAAGCTGTTGGTATAAGACCTATGCTTGGACAAGATTTAAGATTTGGCGATCCTAATGTAGCAAATGCTGTTGGAGAATTTATTGGAGCTGGTCCATCTATACCTGCTGATTTATTATATGCATTTATGACAGATCAAGATTATGATGAGAAAGCCGCAACTATAAGGAGAATAATTCCCTTGAACACTTTATGGATATGGGATAGAAAGTTTAAAGACATTTACAACTGGGGCGTTGAAAAATTAAGATAAGAATATGACAATAGTAAGTAACAAAAATACACCTAGAAATACATATACAGCTAGTGCAAATCAAACTAGCTTTGCTATTAGTTTTGAATTTTACCAAATAGCAGATGTTAAAGTATATAAGAATGGTACATTATTAACTTATAATGCTACTCCATCAGGATCATCACAATATAGTATTACAGGTACAGCTTCAGCTTCAGATAATGCATATGAATTTGGATCAGGTGGATCAATTACACTTGGAGCAGGTGCTTCAGCTAATGACATTATAGTTATTATTAGAGATATATCTGTAGAAAGAACAACAGACTTTCCTAACTCAGGTGCATTTGATATTACAAGTTTAAATACACAACTAGATACATTAACTTCTATTGTTGCAGATGTTAAAACACAAACAGACAGATCAGTTAAATTATTAGATACTGATACTGTTTCTGCTACAGTTACATTACCAGCTAAGGCAACTAGACAATCTAAACTTATGGGATTTGATGCTAATGGTAATATTGAAACTACAGTATCATCTACTGGATTAACAACTATTGCAGGACTATCTACAGAAATACAAGCCCTAGGTGCAATATCTAGTAATATTACAAGTGTTGCTGGAAATGCTAGTAATATAAATACTGTTGCTGGATTAAATTCACAAATTACAAGTTTAGGTGCTATATCATCTGATATTTCAACTCTTGCTGGTTTTAATAGTTCTGATATTTCTACAGTAGCAGGAGATATTGCTAAGGTAGTAACTGCGGCAAATGACTTAAATGAATCTACTTCTGAAATAGAAGTAGTAGCAGGTGCAATTACTAATATAGATGCAGTAGGTGGTGGAATTACTAATGTTAATGCTATTGGTCCACATATTGCTAATGTAAATACTGTTGCATCAAATATGTCGCAAGTTAATAACTTTGCAGATGTATATAGAATTTCAAGTTCAGCACCAACAAGTAGTTTAAATCAAGGAGATTTATATTTTGACACTACTGCTAATGAATTAAAAGTTTATAAATCTTCAGGATGGGCGGCGGCAGGATCAACAGTTAATGGTACATCCCAACGATATGTTTATAATATTACAGGTACACCAACAACTTTAACAGGTGCATCAGGTACAGGTTATGCAGAAGCATTAAGTCAAGTTCTTGCTTATGATGCTGGATTTGTAGATGTTTATCTTAATGGTGTTAAACAAATTTTAGGAACAGATGTAACTGCTACTTCAGGTAATTCTTTAGTATTTGCAAGTGCTTTAGCAAATGGAGATGTAGTAGATGTTGTAGGTTTTGGTACATTCCAACTAGCTAATATATCTATAAAAGATTTAACAGATACACCTAGTAGTTTTGGTACAGCAGGACAAGCCCTTGTTATGAACAATTCAGCAAATGGTTTAGTATTTTCAAATGCAAGTTCAGCAGAAGTATATGGATTTAAAAAATCATTTACAGCTTCAACTCTTAATAGAACAGTTACAGTAGTATCTGTAGGTGGTTCTAATAAATATTTTATTGATGGAGTACAACAAGATACTTTAGAATTGTTAGAGGGTAATACATATATATTTGCTTATCCATCAGGACATCCATTTAAGTTTTCTACAACTTCTGATGGTACTCATGGTAGTGGATCAGAATATACTACAGGAGTTACACATAATTCATCTACACAAGTTACTATAGTAGTAGCAACAAACGCACCTACTTTATACTATTACTGTGCTTCTCACTCAGGAATGGGTGGAACAGCAAATACACCAGTACCATCTAATAATACATTACAAGTACAAACAACAAATACAGGGGCAGATAATATAAGTGAATCAGATTATGCTGGATTTAATGATGTTCTTTTTGCGGCATCAGGATTTAGCTGGTCTATAAGTAGTGGTAAATTAATAGCTACAATTTAGGATTGCAAAAACTTTAAAAGAAAGGTAAAAACAAATCATGGCTACAGTAAATATTGGAAACATAAAATTTAATTGGAAAGGACCATGGTCTAATTCTACTACTTATGCAGTAGATGATGTAGTAAGTCTTTCAGGATCAAGTTACATTTCTATACAAGCTGGTTCTAATCAAAACCCAGCATCAGCTTCAGCGTATTGGCAACAAATGAGTTCAGCAGGTACTAATGGTACTGATGGAACTGATGTAGGAACAACTTTAACAACACAAGGCGATATGCTTTACAGAGATGGCTCTGGTTTACAAAGACTTCCAAAAGGAACAGCAAACCAAGAGTTAAGAATAAACTCTGGTGCAACTGCACCTGAATGGCATACACCTGCAGTAGTTACTTCTGACATGGTAAAAATATCTTCTGGAACACTTGGAAGTGGAACTGCAAACTGGTCTATTGATGGACACTTTTCATCTACTTATTACAACTATAAGATTTTTGTTAATCAACTAACAACTGGAAATAATGGTGCTACTATATATGCTAGAATGAATACTGGTGGTTCAGCATATACTTCAACAAATTATTCTTGGTCGCAAAATACTCATTATAGCACCTCGCATTCTAATTCAGGAAATAATAATCAAAATATGTTTAGACTTCATCAAAACTCAAATCATGCAGACTATCCATCTTGTGAAGAATTTACAATTTTCAATCCTACAAATTCTGGAAGAAGAACACAACTTTTACATCATGGCTTTGGTCACGACAGTACAGGTGGTGCAACAAATGGAAGTATCGGTGGTGCAACATTAAAAGTAGATACAGCAGTCACGGGTATAACTATATTTTCTGATGGTGGTGGAAACATACTTACTGGTGCAGAATATGTAGTTTATGGAATGAAATAATAGGAGATAAAATATGTCAAAAATAACAATATCAAAACCAAATGGTGAAGAAGAAGTAAGAGATATGACTTCTGAAGAACAAGCACAATATGATGCAGATATGGTACAAATAGCATCTGAAAAAGAAGCTGAAGAAACTGCTAAAGCTGAAAAAGAAACTTTAAAAGCTAGTGCTAAAGCAAAGTTAATCGCAGGAGAGCCATTAACTGAAGATGAAGCTAATACAATAGTATTGTAAATGGATGGTTATGCAATATGACAAAAGCAAGGGATTTAGCTAATATAATTACAGGTGGTTTTACAGCAGATGATATTCCAAATATTCCTGCAAGTAAAATAACTTCTGGTCAATTTGCAGATGCAAGAATAGCAGACTTATCAGCAACTAAATTAACAGGTTCTATAGCAGACGCAAGAATACCTGCTAGTGCAGTATCACAACACGCATCATCTTTTGATGATAATAAAATTGTTAATGATATTTCTACTTTAGCTATTAGACAAGCATCTAATGAAAACAAAGGTGCTTACAATACTAACTCAATGTATGTTGATGTCTTTCAAGATACATCTGGTTATTCGAATGTGGCTAATACTGTAAGAAGTAATGATGAATATATTTTTAGTGGAGCAGCTGGTGCTCTTGCATCTTATGATTATAATGGTGCAAATCCAAAAGCAAAAGTAAGATTTAATGGCATGAATAGTGCTAATGGAACATGGTATGAAATCGATAATGATGGAGATGCTGCTAGAGCAGCTACAAAATATATAATACCAGCACAAGCTTTAGGAACAAATAGTGGTGGTTATGCTAATTATTCAGCAGACAATATGGGTGCTTATATGGAATATGATTTTGGATCACAAATAATTTGGGCTAGTGGTAAATATGATGTAGGCAAAAATAATACTTGGGGAGATGTCAATCAATTTACATTTCAATATAGCACAGATGGCAGTTCATGGACTGCTGTAAATATGGGTAGCATTAGCCAAACAGCATTAAACTTTTCTCCAGACCATGATGGTGGCAATACGACAACTGGTGGAGCTATTACTGGAAATGCAAGTGGAGAAGGATTTTTAACTCAACATTCTACAAGCAAAATTTATACAAGTGTTGTGACATTTTCTGGAGTGCCAAGTATTACTGCTAGATATTTTAGATTAACAATAAATAGTAAGCATGGTGGAACAAATAACGGTAATTTAGGTTGGGGAACATTTGCTCCTTGGTTTGAAGCGATAACAGTATCTGCAACTGGCTCATTTCAAAGCAACGCAATTACAGCTCCATCTTCAACATCCAAGATGGGAGCTATTATTACTTACCAAGACCAAGCTGGAACTAACACTTTAAATACAGATATAGTTTTACAATTATCAGCAGATGGTGGTTCTAATTATTCCACAGCTACAATGACAGCTTTACCTGACTTTGCTACTGGAATTAAAATGGCGAAAGTCAATGATCTTTCTGTGACAGCTGGAACAAGTTTAAAATATAAAATAAGTTTTGCTAATCAAGCTAGTGGTTCTAAAGAAGCAAGGATAAGAGGAGTTAGTTTACAATACTAATATTATGTTATGGCAAGAGTTACAAAAAAAAGAACTACTGTCGAAAGCATAACACTAAAACTTATTTCACAAAAAATAGATCATCTACATAAAGATGTAGAAACAAATCATAAAGATATAATAGCCCTTAAAGAACAAGTAGCTATGGGTAAAGGTGGACTTAAAGTTATTTTTTGGCTAGGTGCTGTAGTAGGTGGAATACTAACAACATTAAAAATAACAAAAGATTATCTATGAGTGATTATGCATTACCATTTACATTTAAGATACAAGAATTAGATAATGGTTACTATGAAGTAACTGTAGTATGTACTGGTTTTCAAACTCCTAATGAAGCAGAAAATTATATTAATACATGGAATAATTTAGTTACTTTATTTCCATGGGAAGATACTCCAACAGTACACTAATGAAAGAACAACCAATAGCAATATCAGATAAAACAAAATTGAGTATGCCTATTGCCAATCTTATAGGTTTGGTAATGATAGTAGCTAGTGTCGTATTTATGTACAGCGAAATTACTGGAAGACTTACATCTCTCGAAACTTCAAGAGAATTATATGATGCTGACCTATTAAAAAAATCTACACAATTACCTACAGATCAAGAACAATATATGTTACTTGAACATTTAGCTAAACAAGTAGAGGGAATACAAGAAGAACTTGCTGAAAATAGAAACAATAATGTGAACCTAAATCGAGCAATGAAAGATATCGAAAAAATGCAAGTTGTGATAGAAGAGATGAAAGATAAAATAAGAAATAATGGTAATGGAACACACTAATGATAGATAAATTTTTAATTAAATTTTTTGAATTTATAGATAATCAAGTACAAAAGATAGAAGATGTATTGACATTTGATGTAGGTCAAGAACTTAAAAAAAAGAAAAAGAAAAAGAAATGAAAGTAGCAATAGTATTTGCTCTATTGATGTTCACACCAGCAGATTTAGAAAATCCAATGGAGTTTATGATAACTGATGGATTATCTAAATGCCTTAAACTAAAGCGTGAGGCAGTAAGAAATACAAATCCTGATAGAATTAAGTGGGTGTGTAAAGAAGTAAAAGCAGAAATAGAAATTGATTCGTTAGGTAAATTACACATAAACAAAATAATAAAGGAGTAACAATATGTCTGATGCTTTAAAAGAAAGAATAAAAAAACATGAGGGATTTGTAAATGAAGTATATAAAGATTCTCTTGGAAAAAGAACAGTAGGATATGGACACCTATGCGTTGAAGATCATTGGGAAGATGGTAAAAAATATTCTGAAGAATTTTTAAGTGATATTTTTAATGAAGACTTTGCTAATGCTAATGGTTTAGCTTTAAAATTAATAGGAGATATTCCATTAAAACAATCTGCTAAAGAAGTAATAACTGAAATGTGTTTTCAATTAGGATTTAAAGTTTCTCGTTTTACAAAAATGTGGGATGCTCTTAAAAAAGATGATTATGCTACTGCCTCACTTGAAATGTTAGATTCAAACTGGTATAAACAAACACCTAAGAGATGTGAATCCTTAGCTAAAATAATGAAAGAGAGTTATTAAATGTGGTTTAGTGCAATCAAGTTAGCTTTAAATGCTGGTACTCATATTTATAAAAATAGACAAAAAACTAAAATGTTAATGTCTGATGCTCAAATGAAACACGCAGAAAAAATGAGTTCAGGTCAATTAGAATACTCAGGCAAATTATTAGAAGCAAGACAGGCAGACTGGAAAGACGAATTTATTTTGGTTTTATTAAGTTTGCCAATTTTAATGTTAGGATTTTCTGTATGGTCAGATGATCCAACTCATATGGAGAAGATGAAATTGTTTTTCGAATACTTTTCTGATATGCCATTTTGGTATCAATCAATTTTTGTGGGTGTTATAGCTAGTGTTTATGGTCTTAAAGCTACAGACTTGATTAAAAGGAAATAATAATATAGGTACAAATTATGGACAAAATTAATATGATATTAGATGACATAAAAAGACACATCAAGAACGCATTTAAAGGGGCTTGGATTCATAATCATAACTTTAAATGTACATTGTGTTGGAAAAATTTAAAGCCCTCTGTATGGCTTTGTATCGTCTTCCTAGCGTTAATTCTAGGTTTGTTCCTATGAAATATATCCTGATATTGTATATGTGTAGTATCAATACAGGAAAATGCCCATCAAATTCTATATCAGGTTATCAATTTGATACTTATTATGATTGTGTTAATAGCGGATATGCTATTGCTCAACAAACTTTTAGAACACTACCTACACTAGAAGAGTATGATATAGAAAGTATTAATAAAAATAAATTAGTTATTAAGTTTGAGTGTAGAGGTCTTAAATCTGAGAATATTTAACGCCCTTGTCCACGATATTTTTTCCATGATCTGCGTTTAGATTTATTCATTTTACATTTACTTGGATTTCTACCTATTGAAGTCTTATGAAAGATAGGTTCATGTTCAAGATGATCTTTAAATTTTCTAGCCATACCAATTATATACTCCCCACATACCTAATAGTACATAAAGAATTTCCATTATGAAACGACCATACCCCTCTTGCTTCGTACTGTTCCACCCCCAGTATGCCCACATGGTAGAAGAAATCACTGCAAGACACCATCCTATTACTTGATAACTAGCTAACTTAAATGTTGTTAGCAAGAAAGCACTTAGTACAGATATAGTTAATGCAATGTACCTAGCTATCTTTGTTTCTAAGTTTTTCCTTAACTTCCAAATCATATGGTAATTTATACTCGCTATGGTTTAGAAGTAAATCCACAAAATAACTAAGCTTTACTGCCACTAATGAGTCAGCATTATCTTCATGCATTACTAATGCATCAGCACTACCCATCCAATTTTTTAATGTTTTAAATCCTGCACCATTCTTTCTAGCTTTAACTTCAATGATAAGATCAGGGTTTTTAATTTGTATATCGTGAGGAAAGTCAATCAAAGCCCCACTAAGAGGTTGTCGTTTTGCTGACAAACCTTTCTTGTTAAAATATTTAACCAAATTATATTCGGTTCTATATCCTTTTTGTTTAGATTTTTTACTCACAAGGATTCTCCATTTCTTCAGGTTGCTTTAATATCTCTTGAATATTTTGCAATCTTAGAATTGGAAAAGCATCCCATGACTTTTGTATATAGAAAGCTAACTGATCTCTTACTGCATAAGGATTCTCTTTTGCAATTTTGTCAGCCATCATATATGCTTCGCCATTAATGTTTTGCTTTAGCAATTTTCACACCTCCTTTCTCGTAATCTCTATTGATTATAATGCGTCTAGCATCTCCAAACTTACCTATCTTTTTTAGGTATTCTTTTTTAATCAAAGCATCTACTACTTTATAAATCTGCGATTTAGATTTGTATCTAGTACCTTGTAAAATATCATCATAACTAGGAGATATTTTTTCTTTAGTAATATACTGCTTGATAAAACTATAAATTGTGTATTGAGTTCGTGTCATTTCTTTTGTTCCATTTCTAGTATCTGTACATACTCATTCAATCTGTCTATTTCTTTTGCTTGTATAAGATTATCTCGTTTGTAATCTTTTAATAGAGCGGTACACTTATCTAACCGCTCCATTAATTCTATTGTTGAATCATTCTGTTCCATAATAAACTTTCTTCCAATCATCATGTTCATCTATTGCATAGTCAAACATAACTAAAACTTTATTGGATTCTTTTATAAATTTATTTCTTTGTTTGTTAATATCTTCAAGTGATCCTTGCTGAATTGGAATACCAAACTTATCAGTAGAACCACCATCAGATATTAGATTCATAACAATTTTTATATCGTTAGTGTTACTCATTAGAAAGGTACATCCTCGTTTGTTTCATTCTCATAGGTCTTATCGCTACCAAAATCATCTATCTCATTCTGAGATGATTTTGATTCGCTCTTAGAATCTAGCATTTCCATTTTACTTTCAAACCGATCAAGATGCACTTCAGCTTGTTTCATTTGTATGCCCTCTTTCTCCCATGTTTTATATGTCAATCTTCCTTGCAATAATACTTTGCTTCCTTTCCTAGTATATTTCTGTAGTACTTCTGCAATCTTCTCATCCCATACAACAACCTTATGCCACTCAGTAAGTTTCTCTCCTTTGATTTTCTTATGTGTCGCAATACTAAGGAGAGCATAATTGCCCCCCTTAGAAGTTTGTTTAATATCAGGATCAGCACCAAGATTTCCTATTAGTGTGATACTATTGTACATTCTTCTCTCCTCCATTAGTTAGTTCATGTAGTCTTGTTTCATATAAAGTTTTTGTTTGTAGATAAACAGCAGGACTTGTCTGCTTTGCTTTACCCATATGTACTTTATACATTTGTCCATATGCTTTTAACTCTTTAAGATTCTTGCTAGAGTTAATCTCTCCTTGGAATGTTTCTAACTTTGTATCATCACTAGCACCTACATTATTTGTTGGTCTAGTATTAGAAGATAAATCCATTTCATCTTCTGAATATACAAAGCCATGCATACCAAGTAGTTTTAAGATTGCTCTATCAACTGCTCTTTTCTCAGCCATAGCATAAGGATAGGAATTTTTATTATTCTTAGGACTTGCTTCTCCATAGGTAATAACTTTTTCCTCACTCCCATTTACTCCGATTGATGCTCTACATTTAATACAAACTATTCCATCTCTTGAATTAGTTTCTATCTCCTCTAGGTCA